CATCCATGCTCGTCGATGAATCCCTCGAAGTTCCACTCCATTGGGATAAATAGCCCGTACAGCCCGCTCTTTGTCTGACCGTTCTGACTTCGCTTCCTTGGGTCGGAGTCATTGTAAAGTACTTTGTATCCAGAACCACCCTTGTCCATGGCGTTAGAGGTAGAGCCCATCATGCACTTGCCGATGATCCTAGAACCCAAACGAAGACAGGTCTTTGTCACACGCCAGTTGGTCTCGATGTTGTTTGGTGGTGTCCATTTCGCACTCTCGTCATGAATGAGCAGCTTCAGTTTCTCTCCATCGTAAGAGTTGTCTGCAGTGTTCTTCCAGTCGATGGACGTGTCGAGGCCCTCGATGTCCTCCTCGTTCTTGTCCATGTTATTGCGTGTGATCTTAGACGCAGGAACACGGAATCCGAGCTCCGTCTTAGGCTTGTCCATACCGTCCTGGACCGGCTTGAAGAAGAACGGGTAATTTGTAGATATAGGGACGACCTTGTCCGTGAACATGATCTTGGCATCGGATCCGGTCTTGGACAGGATACCGAGCCTTGCATTCTTTGTGATGGTACCAATGTTCACTAGCTCGGATGAGCTCATAAATGAGAATCCAGAACGCCTGTTCTTGAGGTAGCACATGCCGAAGCACCTTGTGTCTGCCTTGCAGGCCTCCCAGTAAATGAAGAATATGCGGTTAGACTCACGGAACTCCGGCAGACCGATATCGATCTTTGTCCACTGGAGGTACATGTAGTGAGTACCGGTAATATATGTCTTTTGCTTCTTGTTGAGGAACCAGAATCCGTGCTCTCTTCTGTCAAACTCTGTCTCGATATAGTCTACCCACTTCCCCTTGAACTGGTTGTCGTACTTGTTCCAGTCGAATATTGTCTTTAGCTTGGAAAGCTCCTTTGGATATTCTTGTGGTACCCACTTGCCCCCGCGGTCCTCTACATGCTTTGGAAACGGCAGCGCTATCTTTAGTCCGTTGATCTCGTAGACCGGTCCGATTGTCCCGTCCTTGGATATGACGATCATGTCGTACTTGGGGTTATAGCCGTACTCCCAAGAGCCTGCCTTGTTGCCCTTGGTCAATACATCCTTTGGTATAGGATCCTTTAAAACCTCGTACAGCCTGCTCATTTAGAGAATCTTTCTGCAAATCCCTTCTTGGTCTCTACAGAGGCAGATACCTTGGCCTCCGGCGTTTCTAGCATGTTTCGCTCCTCCTGTATCCTCTTGAGGATATCGAATGCGTCCATGATGGCCAGCTTCTTGGTGGCAGCAGCGTTCTTCAGCTTGTCTGCAGACAGGTCAGTCTCTGAGTTATTATTCAGGATCGGCTCCTTTGCCACTGCAATCAGCTCGTGTATAGCCTTCTCTGCGGCCTCTATAATCTTTTCCTTGAATTCTTTCTCGGTCATAGTGCCACGCATATGTTCTTGCTAAACATCCGGTACAGCTTCTCTCCGTCCACCGTGAACGGGTACTCGCTCTCCGGCTGGAAACTGATCATGTCACCGTCCTTGAGCCCCTTAGAGTAAAGGTACTCGTTTCCGTACTTGAGGATCCCGACCAGCGGTGCCTCCATGTCAGTACTCTTGATAATAGTGGAGTTATCATTCTCCAATGGCTTTACCATGCAGTACGGGTGCGGCGCCTTCCAGACGTCTTCGTGCTTATACAAAAAGAACTGGTCGAAGTCGATGAAGAAGGTGCTGTCCCTAAAGTGATAGGGGCCGTACTTCTCCTTTCCGCGTACATCGAAGTACTTTCTGAACACGTTATGGTGTACCATGAGTGTGTCACCGGGAACGATCTCCCCAGTGTAACCGATCGGAGTGGCGATGACCGTAGCAAATCGATTGGTTGCCGTGTGGTCCTCCTTTGATGAGCTCAGTATGAGCCCGTAATCTGTTGTGCTGTCGTAAAGCTTGTCGCCAACAGGCTCTACCACAAAGTAGAGCGGTGATTTCATTTTATTTAAAAGTCTATATCGTATTCGATTGAGATTGGCATGTTGCTGTTGAAGGTCTTCCAAAGCATCATACCAGAGGCATTCTTGATCCAAACGGCTACGGTACCGTCGTCCTTTAATAGCATGAGAGATATCTTGTACTCGCCACGCAGCACGTCCTGACCAAGCACGTAGTGCATGGCATCAGACTTGTAGTCCTGGCCTATAGATACCTTCCTTACGATCATAACGCAACCCAGCCCGTAGACTTGTACTGATACGTTCCTTCAGTTGCGTCTGTCTGGTAAACCAACTGACCGACAACTGGAGATACGATAGCGAGTCTCTGAGCTTGTGTAACTTTAGGAGCTCCCGCTCCGAATGTGTAGACAGCAACCGCATCAACGGTCGTGTTATTTGTCGCACCACCGGCGGGTGTGTTAGACATCAAAAGTTTCTCGGTACCAACTAAAGAGTTGTCTACCGTATAGTTATTAATATTGCCCATCTTTTATTTCTCCTGTGTTTAGGTCGATAACAACGTTACCGTACTTCTCTTGCAATTCTCCTTGCAGGCTTGTCAACTCCTCAGCGGTGTTCTCAATATCAAAGATAAGAGCAGGCTTACGGTTGTTCAAGCGAGACAAGTTTACCTCAATGTCAGCGATCTCTTCCTTTAGGTTCTTTACCTTTGAGCTCAAAGATCTAAGCGATTCTAATTCTTGTGTTTCTAATGATTTCATTTAAGTACAAATCTAAGGATAATAATTAACAATAACAAGGTACCGAAGCCAATTGCCAAAGATTTCCAGAAAGGATCGTTCTTGTACGATACTGTTGGTGGCAAGCTGAAAGGGATCTTGGTGGTAACACGTATGGTATCTGACTTACACTTGGTGTAAACTTTAATTACATTGTCCCTTCGGATCACCTTGGTGTATACAAAGCTATCCTCCATAACAATCGTGTCGTAGCATGTGGTAAAGAAGCTATCTGTAAGCACACGCTCCTTTGTGACAAACTGGGTATCGTGTACTAGCACAGTGTCTCCACCCTTCAGCAGTGAGGGGTCTTTTTTGATAGCACGCTTCAAGTGCCAGTTAGCACTGCACGATGTGAGTAACAATATAGCAATAGCGTATTTTAACATTTCCATCTCTTGCGTGCCTGTCTGAGGCGTGAGTTCGGGTCTGCCGCTGCTTTTGGGAAGTCTGCCATCTGACCAGCGCTGCGAGCACAGAATGACTTACGCCTCTTTGCGTCTGCACTTCCTGCCTTTACCTTGCCCGTTACGGCTGTCTTTAGCTTTGAGCCTGGATTGGCCTTGCGATACGCAGCTACTCCCTTAGCAGTCATGCCCGCGCCCTTGCTCGTTGGCAAGTAGTTGGCACCCTTTCCGGTGGTCGTCTTTGCTATCGGCTTATCCTTCGGCATTGTTCCTGTTCGCAAACTTGTCGATACTTGTGAATCCAAGGCATGCGATCACCACAAACTCAACCGCGGCCACGAGGTCCTTGCTAGGAGCGATCTCTTGTGGGCTCAAGCTGTTGTGTGCCATGGTCGCAAAAAGCACCAAGGCCCCCACGATCCCAACGACACGCTTAGACGAGATCTCGCCCTTGTCTCCCTTGAACATCTCCATCATCTTTTTCATTGATGCAAATTTACTTAATAAATACGATACACATTAAAAAGGTCCGTGTGTATTGTATTTGCTGGGTTTACAGTTATCCACTGCACATTCACTTGTAGAGTATTGCTAATTGTAGTGCTAAATGTTGTATTGTTTTGACTAAAGAAGCCAACACTCTCTGGAGCATTACTAGCGTCCTTATTGAAGAAGAAGGTGCCTGAAGTTGCAATTGATGCCGTTCCCGCAGATCCAATGGCCCTAATTGTAAACGTAATGTACAGCTCCCAGTTTTTATTGGTTGTCGAAGGAAGCGTTATAGTCCCACTTGATGCTAACGTTACAGCCCCTGCCATTATAGTTATCGATATCTGCTCGTTATTGGCAGATGACATTTGGCCAGAGAAGAACGCATTGAAAGAGTCACCAACTTGAAATCCATTTGCTGGGATAGTTAGAGTTCCCACACCACCATCAATCAAGCTACCAGAGGTGGTTACGGGTACGCTCTGCTGTGTCTGTGAGTAAAGACCTCCAGCGTGTAGCAATGAGGTGTTAACGCTTACAGTCACATCTCCGGTCCCAGATGCGGGAGACACAGATATGTACGTTCCGGCGATGATCTTGTCGACCTTCGGCTTTCTCAGCATCTTGAGGATGTGGTCTATAGACTTTAGTACGTCCTGTAGATACTCGGAGTATTTGGTCGGTGGTCTGAACATGTTGGTTATTTCTTGGTCGACTTAGACCCGCTTCCGTTCCGGGCGCGATTGAGCGACTTGCTCTCTAGCACCATCTTCCCGCTCTTGGTGTGCGAAAGGTCTTTCGACATAGCCGCTCTCTTACCGTAGATCCCTCGCTCGCGTGCCTCAGCGTTAAGCTCAGAGCGATACGCCCGGCGTTTGGGGGAAGACTGATACTCTTTTTCTTTTGAATAATCTCGGCCAGTAACTTTGTTACTGCCCGGCCTAGTGTTTTTCCCTGTAATCTTTGCCATCTAAGTACTCTCCTATAATGTATGAAATTCCGATTGTAAAGGTAATGAATAATAGCCCGAACAAGAATCCCTCGAGCATCATTACTTCCTCTTTACATTGCTCACCCGTGAGCCCATGCCCACTCTTGACTTCTCGGCCTTCTTCGCTGCAAGCTTTGAAGGGCTCATCTCTGACCTTGTCACCGGAGTCTTGGAGGATACCCTCTTCGACGGGCGGCAGTACTCGTTAGAGCCACCGGCACCGCAGGCTTTCCCGCTCTTGGTATCTACCCACTTCTCGGATCCCCAACGCTTTAGGTCTGATCCGGCCTTTGTCTTTCTAACTACCCCGGCCCCTTTTCTGCACTTGGCAATTGCTTGAGAAGCCCTGGCAGATGGGAAGACAGAGTACTGTGCCTTTACCTTGGTGTAGCAAGCGTCTTTCATTATCCTTGTCTGTTATACGGTTTAAAGCTTTTGTGCTTGTTAGCGTGCTTGGTATGCCGGCGAAGCTTCCTGCGAGGCTTTGCTCTGAATGTGGATACGTTTGACTTTACCTTGGCCGCCATCAGCTCTTCTTTACAATGCCCTTAACGTAGTAAATGCATGCTAGTACACCGGAGATGCAACCGATCACTCCAACGACCATTGATATAATTGGCTGCCATGCCGTGGCGAAAGATGCTACGGCTGCAACCCCCGTAATTGTTGTGAGGGTATTAGCGGCTGAGTCAGTTTGTTGAATCATTTGGTGTTGGGATTATGCAATAAGGTGAATCGGGGAACTTGGCACAAAAGGTCTTGAGATACAAACTCTCATCACCGCTGAATGTATGCACCCCGCAAGGATTTGGCATTTCTATGGTTAATAAAAACCTATTTTTTATTCTATTTGCTATCATGTTTGAAATTGATGAAGGGTTTACATTAAAATATTTTGCACAATCGTTATGTGAGTCAAATGTCAAATTGCACAATCCAGAATAAACTTTTTTTTGCGCCTTTTTGTGTAAGGCTTTCATAAATTCAAATCCAGAGTGACACTTGCCTTTGTTGGCCGTTCTAATTTTTTCTTTTGTCTCATCAGTATGGACTTTGCCATAAAATGGATTTTTATCGCCTAATGAATTTAATTTTCTTTTTTCGCAAAGTTCTTTTGGCACTTTCCTTCCTGTAAGCGTTGCGCTAATTTTGTTTTTTGTCTCCTCGGAAAATGGTTTTCTTACACGATTTCTTAAGGCATCAGATATTCTTTGCCTTGTTTCAATTGACATATTTTCAACAGTTGGCCCTCCGCCCAATGCCGTGTTTTTCATGTTATAACTTTGCCTATCTCGTGCGGCATCTAAATACAATAAAAAAAACTCCTCCGCTTGTCTAAAATCTTGGCCCGTATACAAAATAGAACGAATCATTTTATTTTGATTTTTTGCGTATGCGTTTTGAAAAACCTTACCGCTACCAATATACCCATCATCTAATTTGCCATAGTGTGACCCGATATACCATTTCTGGTTATCAATGTTTTCCCATTTGTATACTATGCCTATTTTATTTTGCATTTAATTCTGGCAATTTGCAATATTCACTATCTGGGAATTTACGGCAAAAACTTTGTAAATACAAATCATCACAACCAGCAAACGTATGTATTCCGACTGGCGACGGAAATACCTCATACGGCTCAAATTGTTTTGGTGGTTCTGCATAAAATAGAATATCAACCGCCCATTTATCGGACTGCTTGGTACACACGGGTTTGTCATCCACTTGCCCCCACTCTAAACAAATAAATCCTATCTCAACTACTGCACAATTAACCCAAGAAGTTTGCTCCCCGTCGGGTGTGGTTGTAGTTTGCTCTATTAACTTGCGAAGTGTTGCCCATTGTGTAGGGGTGAACTCAAATTTCAAAAAGGTTTTCATAAGGTAGTTAGTGAGGCAAGTTCTGCGTTTGTTAATCTTGTAGTAAAAGACAAAAATTGATTTACCTCCTTTTTGCCCATTGTATAACTATTGCTTGGTCCGCTAAAATTAAAACTTCCCATTCCGCTTGGTGTGGTTATTGACGAACTTGTGTTCAATAAAGAACCATTCACATAAAAAACGCTATTTGTACTATTCCAAGCAACTGCAAATTTGATTCGTGTTGCTGGCAATGCACCAAACATCCCTGTTGCTTGAACCACTCCGCCCGAATAAATTTCAAAATAATAATCTTGGGTTGGATTTGTAAACACATTAACGCTATTTGCAAACGTCCCATCGTTTACGCTCATTATGCAATCATACCCCCCCGCCGTTGGCTTCATTACTGCATCAATAAAAATTGTTCCTTGACTCTGCCCAATCAAACTACTTATCCCCGTCTTAAAACAAGCATCCGCCACCCTTGTGGCACTTGCTGAGGTGGTTTCGATTGCACTTGTTACATACGAACTTTGTTCAATCTGTAATCCCCAAATATATAATCCATCCGTTCCGTTGGCGTTAAATGTTCTTGCACCACTCGAATCGCTTGGGGTTAACAAAATACGCAAATCTGTTCCACCCGTTGTGCCCGTATTTGTCAAACGAATCCAACCATTACCCATATCAGTTGCGTTATAACTTGTAACACCACCACCAACATTAAAAAAAGTATTTGTTGAAAATCTATAAGCAACCGAGCCCCACGCCGCTGCGCCTCCCGTACCAAAATATAAATAATCTGAATCTTTCTTTTTAACAAAAACACTTGCCGTAAATATAACGCCACTTGAAACACTTGCGCCGCCCGTAATTAAATAGTGGTCTGATGTTCCCGCACTTGGTGTTATTGTATCTGCATTTTGAGTTCCATCTGGGCTTGTTGCGGTGTTCGCCGTTGCCGACATATTGTTAAGCCCTTGTTGTGTTGCATCGTTAGAATAAGTAACCAAATTCGTACTCTGCTTCTCCAACAACAAACTTGGACACCCGCCCCCGCCATTTTGATAAGTTAGGCGTGGAACATTTAAGCGGTCGGTAGTGGGGAAATAGGGTTTGGCGGTTGAGCCGATGTTTAGTTGTGCGCCCCAAATGAATGCCCCGCTCGTTCCGTTACCCGTAAATCCCCCCGCGCCTCCCGTTGGTCTTATGCGATAATATAAATCAATGGTTGACAAACTTGCATTACTTCCGCTTATACCACATTTTAGCCATCCGTTACCTACGCTTTCAATCGTTGCCGTTCCCGCATTTGTAAATGTGTAAGTTAAATTTACCAAATCAAAGGTAGCACGAACTAAGTAACTTGACCCATTATAAATACCCCAATCAAAAAAATTGTACCCATTTGGCTTTACATAAATAAAAGCGGTTAATTCCCCAACTTGGCTTGATAATCCAATGCCTCTATAATGGTCATCATTCACCGCCGTTGGCGTTACTGTGTCAGCCGTTGATGTTCCGTTTGGTGCGGTTGTGCTATTTGCCGTTACTGTGGTCGCATTTTGTGATGTCCATTGTGTTTGGTCTTCTGAATACTCCGCTATATTCCACGGCGTAACCTCCACCAACCCCGCACTATTTATTCGTGTTCCGTTGGATGCTCGGGTCAGCTGTAGATCTCCGCTTCCATCTAAAGGTATTTGGCTATATACTACGTCCTCCTTGTATCCACTCGGGATAAGGACTAAACTTGCTTGCTCTAATAGGTTACTCATGCTTGTCTCTTTTGATATTTCTATTGACATGGCTGCACAGTGGGCGCAGATTTGTATAGTGATTCAAAGATAACACTTCTTCTGGACTTTTTGCTGTGCACAGTGGCACGATATGGTCGATGTCCCATCCATAATTAAAATCACCGTTGTACAGGCCCTTATTGTCCCAGTTCATCCATGGATCGAACTGGTCCTCAATGTATTCCTTGAATTCTGAGAAGCTGCAGCCGAGGATATCCTCTGTCTTCTTGCTCTTGCTGGTCCCGTTGAGCGCCTTGATCAGGACCTTTCTCATATGGACCTTTATTCTGTATACCGGGTCGATCTTAGCCCTGTCCTTCCCGTACTGGTTCCACCTCTCCTTGTTCAGCTGAAAGTAATCTTTTCTTTTTTGCTTTAATAGTTCCGAGTTGTCGTCTGCGTACTGCTTGACCCTCTCTATTATAGAGCCCCTGTTCAGGATATAGTATTTTTTTGACTTTTCGGAGGACTTGTCTGGGTTATTTGCCCTGTGCACCTTCTCTAAAAACGCCTTGCACTCCTTGCATGTCTCCTGGATCCCGCTCCTCCTAGAAGAGTTTATTCCAAAGTTCAGTAGGTCCTTAGCCTTCCCGCACTTTGTGCATATTTTTAATATGTCTGTCGCTACGTGACCGAAGTCATCGTAAAGATTTACAACGAAAGTTGCTGTATTCCCCGTGTTGCGCATGCTGATGCTTCCTGGTAACCCCCAGAGGCTGTAACACGTGTTGAGTATTGTGATGATAAGTTGTACCCTGATAATTTGTTCTTGGCGCACCCTACAGCCTCTAAGTAACCGCCAGCCGCTGTTACCCTGTCCACGTAAAGGTTCATAATGTAGTCAGCCCCGTTGTAACGAGGGTACATTGATCCGATGACGTTGGATATGCTTATTTGCATCTTACCAGAGAGCTATAATGCCAGTTGCTGTTGTGCCCGTAGAGTAAACCCTTGTCACCTGTACCGGGAAGAATGAACCTCCGTTGACACCTACGAATGTAATAAGATCACCGCCGACGGTCTCGACCTTTAGGTCTCCAAAGCCGCCAATGTACAACACGCATCCGTTGTTGCTAGTTCCACCGGTAACCGATGGGATGTCTACGGTATCTGATGGGCTGACCGCTGCCGCTCTGCCCGATTGTAATTTTAAGTACATACTACAAAGATAAACAAAAATACCAGTCCTTGTGGGAGTGGTATCCTTTTAAATTTTTAGTGATGCGATTACTCTTCAGTGACCTCGCCAAACTCAATGTCTGGCATATTGTTGATCACCTCAAGTGCCTTTACGATGTTACTTACTTCCACCAGTCCAAAGCAACCTTTTGCAATGGCGATGTTCAATGCTTCCGCAATGATTTGATTTGATGTTTTGATGTCCATATTATTCTGCTACTGACCACGGCAATGGTGTGTTCTGCGGTGTAACGGGAGGGTTGATTTGAGAATCAATCTGTCCTTGAATACACGCTTCAAGATTAGATACTCCATCAACGCCCAATTCCTCTTGAATCCAACCGATTACTATCTCATTGGTTAAATCTTCGTAAGGTACGAAAGGGGTTACAGATTCCGTAGAGAACCTTGCGATGTTTGAAAGGAAGGCGGAATAAGTTCCGTCAACTCCTGTTACCTCATAGTTAGCGATTACTACATAATTTTGCTCACCATCTACCGTTTCGGTATACAGGGCGGTTACGTTCCAAGTGTATGTTGTCATATTGCGAATTTAGTTATTTTTATGCCTTAAGTAAAATTTTGTATGCAGTGCCGTTAATAAACACAGACCACGTTTTGTCCGATACGACTACTTCGGTGGTAACTGCACCATTTGGAAACGCAGATGAACCAAAACGCATTTGATTGTTTCCTGTTGCGGTATCATTTACGCCAATCATTGATACTTGTTGATTGTTATTATTAGTTTGACCTCCACCGATACATACATTATAATTCCCCGTTGTACTTCCCGACATTGTAGAATCACCAATAGCGGTATTACCTACTCCCGTTGTATTTGAAACCATTGCTGAAAAACCTACGGCGGTATTACTACTACCCGTACTCGCTTTCAACGCTTGATAACCCATAGCAGTTACATTCGTTCCACTCGTATTACTATACCCCGCCTCAAAACCTACGGCGGTGTTGTTGGAGGCGGTGTTGGAACGTAATGAATCACGACCTATTGATACGTTATTTGAACCACTAACATTACTCAACAAACTTGCTTGACCTACTGCAACATTACTTGAACCCGTTGTATTGCTTATTGCAACGCTTCCACCCAAAAAAGTATTATTCGCACCCGTTGAATTTTGAAAACCACTTATGTAACCCAAAGCGGTATTACCCGCACTCGTACTTAATCGCAACGATTGAAAACCAACGGCGGTGATTTCCGTTCCACTCGTATTACTATACCCTGCCTGAAAACCTACGGCGGTGTTGTTGGAGGCGGTGTTGGATTGTAAAGCACTTTTTCCAACTGCGGTATTATTATTACCCGTAAAGTTTCCAAGTAACGCTTGATTACCCAAACCCACATTATTACTTCCCGTACTATTTTGTACTAATGCTTGAAAACCGATAGCCACGTTATCTGTTCCCGTTGAATTATCACGTAACGCAACAGAACCAACAGCAGTATTTACGTCACCAGATGTATTAAATAGCAAAGATGAATTACCAACAGCAGTATTATTACCTCCTGTTGTGTTAGAAGTTAAAGATTGAAAACCCATTGCTGTATTACTTCCTCCCCCATTATTTAAACGTAACGCTTGATAACCAATTGCAGTTATCGATGTATTTGACGTATTACTATACCCCGCCTCAAAACCTACGGCGGTGTTGTTGGAGGCGGTGTTGTTGAATAAGGCGGATTTTCCTAATGCTACGTTATTTGAAGCAGCACCCACACTATATAAAGAATCTGAACCTAACGAAGTATTATTTCCACCCGTTGACAAATAAGCAGAACTATTATAGCCAATAGCAGTATTATCATTACCCGTAGTTTTTGAGTATTGAGCATAATTACCAAATGCTGCGTTTCTTAATCCCGACGTATTGTTATTTAACGATTGATAACCAATGGCGGTATTATCAGTACCCGTTGTATTTGTAAACAAAGAATCTACACCTACTGCGGTGTTCAAACTTCCGCTTGTGTTGGCTCTAAGCGACCTATAACCCAATGCGGTGTTATTGCTATTGGTGTTGTTTTCAAGTGCAAGTGAGCCAATCGCTGTGTTGGTAGTGCCACTCACGTTAGCAGTTAATGCGTTCAGTCCAAGTGCTACGTTATTAGATCCAGTTGTGTTTGAGTCCAAGGCAGCCGCACCAAATGCAGTGTTGGTAGCGACACCACCTGCACCATAGTTGGTCAATGCTGTGGTAGATACCAGCAGAGGCAGGTCATTGCCATTGCCGTCTGACAGGCGCTTTAGTGTACCGCTCAGTGGTAGGTTGTCGCCAATTTTTATCAGCGAGGGGTACGTGTTCTGAGGGGTGGTATTAAATAAGGTTGATCCCATATTGCAAAGATAAGAATATTATGTGACAAAGTCACATGATAGAGTTGTGTATTATTTATTACAGCTGTTCCAGAAAGTGTCAAAGTCCTGCCAGAGGATATTGATGTCCTGCCACACGTCTGTAGAGTAGCAGTTCGCCCCAGATCCTGGGCCCATGTCTACGGCAAGGATACTGCTAGCGGTCGTTCCGGTCAAGAACACCTTTGTCACGTGAACCGGGACGAATGTCCCAGATGGTAACGAGGCAAACGTCACATCGTCTCCGCCAGCGGTAAGGACTCGAACATCTCCACCAATACCAACGTATAGGCAGGTATCCCTATTGCTAGTGTTCAGGTCCTGCTGTAATGTCTCGGTATCGGACGGATATATCAAGCACCCGTGTGCGTGCTGCTGTTGTAAAATTGCCATATTGCAAATATAACGATATTATACGACAAAGTCGTGTAATCTACTTCTTCTCATCTTCTTTAGAAGATGTCGAATACGGAAATAGTTCATTAAGCTTCTCCTGCCTCGCGTCGCAGCCGCAATTTTCCCCGAAGATGCTCTTTACCAGCATCTCGATCCCGGTGGCCTTTGTAATGGCGGCTACAGTGTCGCCCAATCCCTTTTGCTTGTCCATGTAACAAAAATAGGTTAAATTTGTTTCACAATTAAAATAATTGTGAACTAATTTAAACTCAAATGGACTCAATTGAAATGGCCCGGTACGTCAGGTACCTGCCGATTATTAAAAGACTTTACATGGAGAAGTATGACCTATCCTCTACGCAGGTCGATATCCTGATCTTCATCCACGGGACACGGACCTTCCGCCTCAGAGTGCTGTACGACTTCGCCTGCACCATGAAGTGGCAGGCAAGGTTATTCGCCGACATGAAGTCTCGCGGATTTATTAAGTTTCACAAGGACTCCTCCCGTAAGCTCGGCGTTATCTACCAGTGCTCTGTCAAGACAGACAAGATAATGAAGGAATTGTTTGATCTGGTACTAGAGCAGACCAGTTTCTCAGACGATCCTGCCGAGAACCCGGTCCACAAGAGAGAAAATTACACGCAGAAGTACCACTCCATATTCATGAAGAGGATCAATCTAGAACGAGAACAACGTCCCGCTCAAGTATTATATGATACTGACGACTCTGAATTCTAACGCCGTGGCCAGCGCGTCTATCGTAGTATACGATTGACTCACTAGCGATGTCAGATACAACATCCCCGCCCACGTGTACTACGTGTGCCTTGCCGTACCTGAGCTCGTTCTCATCGTCATTTGTCATGATCAGACCTGACTGAGACTTGGTCTCCTCAAATATCGGATCAATCACGATGTACTTTCCTATAGCTCTCATTTTGCTCTTACGTTAGTGATGATACAGTTGGTGCTCAAGATCGTCGTTGCAACGCTGACAGCGTTCTCCAATGCGCTCTTGGTAACCTTTAATGGGTCGATGATTCCCATTTCGATCATATTCCCTACAACACCCTCTTTCACGTCGAATCCATACCCGAAACTATTTTGATAGTTTAGGGCAATGTCCCCCTTTACCTCGTTCGGGTCATAGCCGCCGTTCTCTAGGATCACGTTGAATGGCTGCTGCAGTGCGTACTTGATAATGCTCTTAGCTGTAGAGCATCCGCAGATCTCGCCGGCTATGTTAAGCAGTGCAATACCACCGCCAGGAAGAATGCCTCCCTCCATCGCCGCCTTGGTCGCGTACACTGCGTCCTCTACACGGTCCCTCTTCTCCTTCATCTCGACATCGCTCTGCGCTCCGACGTAGATAACGCCAACGCCGCCCGCAAGGTTAGCGAGCCTCTCCTCCAAGAACTTCTTCACACCCTCGTTGGTAGCCTCTGCAAGGTTATTGCGGATGCCCTCGATTCTAGAAGCAAGTTCTTCTGATAGATCGTTGTCGGTGATGATAATCGTCGACTCCTTTCCGACCACCACCTTCTGGGCATGGCCTAAATCAGTAAACGAGACCAGAGACAGATTGTCTCCGGTTCCGTCAGAGATGAATCGTGCCCCGGTAGCCGCAGCGATGTCCTCCATGATCTCGGATCTCATGTGACCGAAGCTCGGTGGAACGATAGCGCATGCCCTGATCACACCCTTCAGCCTGTTAAGGTTAAGAGAGTTCAGTGCGTTCTCCGACATCTCGGCGATAATTAGTATGCTCTTACCGCTCTGCACAACCGGTGCCAGCAGGTGCTCGATATTGTTCAATGAAGTAATCTCCTGGTCTGAGATTAAGATGTAGCAGTCCTCTAGGATCGCCTCGCCCTTCTTCTGGTCAGTCACGAAGTACTTTGACATCCATCCGCGGCCCAGCTTCATGCCAGATACCACCTCAGAGTAAGTCTTTGAGCTTTGAGACGTCTCAACGGTCACCACACCGTCTTTTCCGACCATGCTGTAAGCGTCTGAGATGATCTGCCCTAGCTCTGGGTCATTGTTTGCGGAGATCGTGGCTACAGAGGCCATAGAATCGTCTGTAACGGGGATAGCCATGCTGTCCAATGCCTGCGCAACTGACAGTGCTAGCTCTTTTACCTCTCTCAGCACCTTTGTTGGGTTGTCCTCGGCCTTCATGAACTGCTGCGAGCCATGGATTAACCCTTGGGTTAGTACGATAGAAGTTGTCGTTCCGTCGCCTGCAGCTGTTGCCGTCTTCTCGGATGCCTCTTTTACCATCATAACGGCTAAGTTTTGGGTAGCGTCCTCTAAATAGATAGATCTTGCGACCGTGACCCCGTCTTTTGTAATCGCCAAGCCATGAGTGTGCTGGTCTGATTCAATTAAGACTGTCTGGCCCCTAGCGCCTAGCGTGCTTTTAACAGCATTTGCGATAATATCTATTCCAGATACTAATTTCTCCCTTGCTTCGATGCCGAAGTCTACTTGTTTTACGATCATATTTGATTTAATTTGATGCGAATATAATACAAAAAAGGGGCCTATTAGCCCCTTTCTGTCAAATTGTCGTAAAATTTATTTCTTCTTGGTGATTACACCCTTAGCGATCAGGATGTCTTTCTTGGTTACCTTGCCGTCCTTGTTCATGTCGGGGAAGGATTTTGATTTCGTTGACTTCTTTATTGGGGCTTTCATTTATTTCTTCTTGACCATCTTGGTCATGCTCTTATTGACTTTCTTCATCTCTCTTGGAGACATGCTCTCTGCCGTAATAGATACCTTTTTAGGGCTGTTTTCTTTCATTTTTGCAAACTTCGCTTTTGCGGAAGTCATGTCTTTTGGAGAAACCTTCATTCCTGTAGGCTTTCCTGGGTTTTTAGGGTACATCATAGTGATTCAAAGATAAGATTATTTCTGTTTTATTTTTTTCTGAATAGTGGCGGGCAGCTCCTTTAAGTGGAATAATCTTACACTTGACTTGCTGTGTGTTTTGCCAGATAGCAGCGTCCCGTCAGGCATCTTGTGAGATCCAGAGCTGTGTAGCGTGCCGTCCTTCTTGTAATGATTTACCCCCTTCATTTCTTGACCTTGATGCTGCTAGTGGGCACGTCCTTGACGTATTTCTTGGCGGGCCCCTTTGGCTTCAACGTGTCAGCGCCAGATGACTTGCCCTTTACCTTGTTGTATGCCGTCATGCTGTCTTGGTAGCTCTTGCTCTTGCTCTCCATCCTGTAAACTGGAGTCGTTCCAGTCTTTGGTGTCGGGCTTAGTGGGTAATCTCTTTTTGCCATGTCACAAATATAATTATAAATTTTTACTCTCAATCAATGTGTATGTCCACTTCTCGCCCTTGTCCAACTGCACGATCCGCATGAACTCATTGAAGTCCTTTATCCGTTTAAATACCTGACATCCCTCAGACCAGTTCTCTACCACCGACGAGTCGGCGCCTGCGTGGTGGATGTTGATACCAAAGATCCCCGTGTCAACCTTGGTCTCGTCGAAGACCATGTCCTTGTTCGAGTCCCTGTATACCTTTACAGGCCCGCACTGCTTAAGTGCCTTGTACTTCCCCTGGTGAAGACCAACAAAGTGGCTGGCAGGGTACTGCCCCGGAACGACTCTAGCAACACCGCCCGCATTGTGGAACTGCTTTACCGCCTTCGTGCCCGGATCAGTCGTGCATGCCCACTTGTGGAACTGCCACACACCCTTGTCATCCTTGTAAGACAATGTCATCCAGTCGTCGAAGATGTTCGTTACCTTCTTCCCCGGTGCTGAGTTTTTGACACCAATTACATTCATGTTGTAAACTCCATTCTCAAAGTACCTATATCCCAGCTTATAGCAGGCGGCCATGACGGTCTCCCTAGTTAGTTCCATTGTGCGAAGATAATAAATGTTGATCAGGCCGATAGAAAGACATTAAAATGTCTTTGTGTCGATATGTCGATTTATGGGTCTCCTACTACTATATATATAATTTACTATTCTATATATATTTTTTTTTTATTAGTATTGAACAGAGAAAAAACGACACAAAAGAGATAAGAAATTAAAGATCAATGAGTTAACCCATGCCACCTCCAGTGTCACTTTAAGTAGAACCGACACTTGTCAACACAAAACCGACACTTATCCACGAAAAGCGACACAAAAAAGCACCCTGATTTGGGTGCCTTTAGGTGATCTTACTTAAGGTGGTCGATTTTGACTACTTACCGCAGCTGCCTTTCACCTTCATCGGCATCGGCATGTCGCTCATTCTCTTCGCCATTGTCATGGCTTCTGCCATCATCATGGTCTTATTCATCTGCCTCATCTGTGAATTGGCCTCGGCCATTTTAGCGATACCAGACATCTGTGGTGGCATTGGATTGTTTAGTGGTTTCTTCATAATGCAAAGATAGGGTTTACCACATTATCGTGATACGAAAGAAAAGTAAGTTGATGTCAATCTCGTTTGTCTCTCCGGGGTAGTTAGACTCAAAGTACTCGATCCCAAGCAAGATCGCGTCCGGTACAAGTAATGATATTTCTATAGCCATACGGCAAAATTAAACCTAAAGGTTGACATTTTTAAGATCAATTTATACCTATAGGTACAATACCTACGAGTACCAGATGGGCTGAGGTTTTGGGTAATACCCCCATATTGCGTTGGCCCGGCCGCTGGGGAAAGCGATCTTTTTTGCCCCATGGGGTATCGGAGGGTCGGCCTTGCCCCGATTTTTTGGCCTTTTGGGTTGGTGCTTGCGCCTACCCTAACCGCCCGCCCGTGCCCTAGGTGGGTGCCCCGTGCGGTGCCCATCGGAGCCCCGACCCCGTGCCCCGCTCCACTCAGCGCACGGAAACTGCGGAAACGCTCAGAGTTTCCATTACACCCCGCCCATGGTCGCATCATAAACCCGCCATCTGCAAGGCCTTGAGAATCTACGCATTAAATGAATTGTCATGGAATTGTAAAAAGATTGCAATATGAGAAAATAAATGTTGATAGGTTAGTAATTGTCAACAATCGGTTGTAACATTGTGATGTCATAAGACACACACGATATGAACACACAACAAATCATCAACGGAAAAAGCCAATTCTTCGCAGACCTAATCGACGAGAGTAAGGCCATCAACATCAACGGAAAAGTTACTCCAAAGGGGTACTACAATCTAATCGTTACAATCAGAGACCTAGGCTTGTACGAAATTGGAATGAAGCCCAATCGTCATTGGAAGATATCGGACGTCAAGGCTTACTTTGGCATCAAGGGGACGGCCACACAAATGAGGGCTGAACTAAAGGCCATCAAGGAAGCAATCACCCAAGGTTAACTGAGGAGGTCTGAATGACCGAAACATGGGTGAGCATAGCGAACTCATCCATGTCTTAACCAACACAACAACGACATGAAAATCTATTCAATCAATCTAAGTGAGGACGGCCTTCACACGGACGTGTACACCAACATCAAAGCCATGTACAATGGCATCGCTAAACTAGGTTACACGCCATTATCGGTGACCTTAATCGAGGAGACCTCTCCAATCTACACGTTCAAGGACATCCCCTACAACTATGCGAACTTGACAAAGGTATTACGTCAATCGGCCAAAGGAGGAACACGATACGAGCGCACAACAATCAACTGCGAATATGATTGTGCCATACATATCAAAGAGCATAGCATCGTATCAAAATAAGGTTAACTGATGAGACTTTAATAGTCGAAATGGGGTGGAAGCACCCCATCTTAACCAAAACAACAAGAACATGAAGCACTTAAACAAATTACCCGAAGTAAAATGGCCTTACATCATCTCTAGCGAGGACGACAGCATGTACGAAGTAATCGAGCACGGCGAGGTCAGAGCCCACATCGTGGAGACCATCGACGGCACACGTCAGACCTTGTACTTCTTGGACGGAAGCGAGATGCACTTCCAAGATACCGACCTACACAAAGTCATGAGCCAAGCCCCAAGTAGGACTGAATTTCAGATGGCATGGCTATGGTTCGAGGAGAACGGATACCACGTATCTGTCGACGAGGGAAACCAAATCATAGAGTTGAACGTGGTGAACCTAGAGGGAACCGACTTCATCGACGTGGTAATGTCTGAGTCAGAGATGAACTATCGCGCTAAACTTTGGATAGAATCAAGAAAATAAATTTGGAAAGTACGGATATTATAACTAACATTGTGAACACTTTAATAACAACTGACATGAAATCAACTATCGTAATGGGCACTAGCCACAACACACTCATCGCACACTTGCGCAACGCTGAAACAAACCACATCGGTTTCTCTTACAACATCAACACGGGCGACCACAACCCCGACCAAGGCTTCATGGTATCCATCAAGGGATACGAGGAGACGGCTCCAAGTGGTTGCGACCTTATCGCATTCGGTAGGTCTTACTTCCTCCGCCATGCCGAGCAATTGGCCGACCCGAACTACTACATGGGATGCTGGGTCAACGCTGGCCGATTCATCTTTGACATCTCAGAGAACGTGCAGACCAAGGAGGTCGCCATCGTTCTAGGACAGCACCATGACCAAGAGGCTATATGGGACTGCGCTAGTGGATCCGAGTACCGCCTCATGAGAGAGGGAGACGAGCCAGAAGAGGTCGACTATGCAAGGCCAAGTTACAATGACTTGTACAACTTCGTGGATGAGTTGATGGTCGAGGGGCACGAGAGAGCGACATCGATACTCAGAAGAGCGACATCGGACGAGCCAGAACAGGCCGGCCTAGGCGACTACAAGTCCGAGGACTTCGATGCCATGCTACACACATTGGACGTGGCGATGGACGAGTTCAACGAACTGCACAACCACTCAAGGAGCGACGACTACTACGAGATTCACATGAACCAATTGGACAACATCATCAACCTAATCAACAAACTAAAATAATGAAATACAACGTAATCATCAGCAGAACCTACGCCACAGAGTTGGTAGTAGATGCAGAGAACACCATCGAGGTACACGATTGGTTGGACGACAACAAGGACACCATAAACTACCAAGAGTTGGAGCAGTGCAACATCATCGTCGAGGACACCAACATCGAGTTGGTGGAGCCCAGCCCTAACGAGGTGAGCGAACTGCAAGACCTAGTATGGCACATCAAGGGCAAGTTAAAAGAGTACAGCCACGTCGAGGACTTTATCCCACTCGACATGCACAAGGCACTGGCTCAGATGCTTGGACACGACGAGGACTAACCACGAAAGGAACGAGAGGGGTTCGACTCCCCTCCGTGGTTCAAATAAAAAACAAATAGACATGAACAACAAAAACTTTATCACCGACTCTTGCCTATCATGGCACGCCAACGACATGCGAAATGCAATTGAAATGGCCAACGGAATTCCTCCATCATTAAATGATGAGGACTGCAATCAGATGTTAACAAAATTCTTTTCAGAGTACAGACAAACAATCATTGGTGAAATAAATGAACTTATGGTTATATGGGTTAAAGAAAACAAGATATGAACATACAAACAATTTACTCAAGACAAAAGTCAGCGGGAGTTGACTACATGCAACGACTCATCAACAACGGATCCGTTTGGAAGATGGAGGGCTCAATGGGACGCGAGGCAATGCGACTGCTCGAGATGGGTATCTGCATGCTACCAAAGAAATCATTCACCGACTACTACGGAAACGTTATCCCGTCACGGGATGAGTTAAAAGGATGCACAAAGGGAACGTACGCCAACGCTGTAAGGTATTGGTCTAATGGATGGGAGGACTAATCATGAGCAATTTAACAGCACTACAACTTCGCCAGTTCCTCAATGAGATTGAGTCAGACGGCAACGACCTATCTCTCATCGAGATAAACTTCAGACATGACGAGGACTCAGACGTAACACCAATCAACTTTGTGTTCGAGGACTTGCACGACGAAAACAATAGCATGCTCACATCAATTGTGCTATTAAATGACAATTAAATGACAAATAAATTAGGTTATAAACAAGATAGTAACTAATATTGCGTACAGATATGAACACATTCACAACACAAGACGGATTCACATGGTACATAGTGCAACCCAAGGTTGCCAAGTACCTACACGAGGCCAACTACGAGGTCTACGAACTACACGACGACGAGAGCGAGTCTCTTTGCGAGGATGGTCACGACTTCAGCGATGATAGTGTAAGATACGGCATCGAGTACCCATCCCAGTCATTAGTTCACGCACTATGCGGAGCGGAACTGGTGAACGTATACGAGATAGTCAGAGACTTCGAGGTGTGCTACGAGATTATCTTCGAGAAAAGAAGGGGTGACCTTGTATTCTTCTCTCCCCTTGCTAAGCCAAAGGCAGTCATCGACAACCTTCGTGGATGCGACGCAGTAACATTCATCACTTCGGACGACTTTTTAAGAATTCTAAGACATGGTTGAATTTAAGATTATATACCAAGACGAGGATGGAAACGACCTGTGGTCTAGGAAGATGTTCTTCCCAAGCAAGGAGGAGGCCGAGGAGCACGCATACAATGTTATTGCAGAATCATCTAGCGATGTGGCTCAATACGAAATACTAGAGTTGGGTTAATCCCCAACCTAGTACAACACCTACACGAGTCCCGTGTACTAAGCCAAGTCGGATCGCTTGGGGTTAAGGACAAGACATAAATGTCTTGCCATGTTCTTTGACATATTGGAAAAGTAATTTGGCAGTCGAATGACTGACCACTATGTACGCACACTGGACTGAGTCCCAGTCCTTAGAATCATGGGTGGAGCACCATGGGGTGATGCGGTGAACAGCACGGGATATGAACAGGGTTCGAAGCCCGTCCCGTGCACAAAGGCTAGCCAGCACTAGCCCTCAACGAAAGGTTGTGAAATATTGTTGTGTTTTGTTGTAAAAGAGCGATTGCTGGGTCGCTCTTTAATTAAAAGAAATATGGAATTCAAAGATATACTAATCGAGGCCTTCCCATCAATCGTGATAGTGGAAGAGCCATGCATGATGGCCTACGCTGAATGCTTCAGCGTTACATCTGACGGCAAAGACTCCAAGGGATTCCCACTGATATCAATCAGCGTGGGAAACTCAGAGGAGTTTGAGGACTTTTTATTTGAGCACGGATACTTCTCCGAGTTCATTTCACAAACAGAACTAGCAATTTGTAAAGAATGATATACTACGCAACCAACTCGGCAGAGGCTCGAAGCCTTCTGTCTCAAATCCATGGCACCCAGTCAGACATCCTAACACTGCACACATGTGCATGCGGTGACGGACATGCCATCTCAGACTCAATAGACGAGACCCACAAGGTCGTCATCTGTCAGACATGCAAGCCCAAGAAGGGGAACATCGTAAAACTACTCGACAACTTATCTGACGATGGCTTTGCGTATGACTTTTGCTTCGGACTGGTCATTCCGATGCCCAATGAGTACAAGTGGGTAGAGGGAACGACCAAGCACACGACCAAGGAGAACCTAAGTCAAGACACGGCAAACTACATCATGCAGTACTCAGAGATGATGGCCTGCGACAACATGTACTTGGTTGTTCTGGTGGACGGCAGAGACATCACCTTAAACATCGCGGAGAAATGAAGACACGCTTGTTGAAGAAATTAAAGAAACGATACGTGTACGCATGGATAGGTGATAAGCTTATCGCATGGGACAAGAAGAAGGACGAGGAGGTTACACGATATCAGTGCACGACTTACTGGCTCATACGCACTGCGTGTGGCCTTGGGGTAGGACAGAAATACTTAAATAGAATTATATGGAAAGCATCACAACGATAGTACTAATCATTTTAGCGTCGATGCCACACCCGAGCGGTGGGTACAGGTACGCATGCAAGGACACCACAGGAAAGACCTACAGCCTGATGATGTTGGAAGAGAAAAATGTAGGGGACACAGTAAAAATAAACCAATGCTCAACGCACTAATCACAGCACTAATTGTAATCATCGGCCTTTTCTTTGTAGCATGGGCGATCTACTCACCAATGTCAATCGTTCTAATCCTCGGAGTACTCGGAGGCATTGGATTTGTTCGGTTCACTTATCTAACCATTAAATACTACAGAGCACGATGAGACAGGCAAAAAGACACGCATGGGTACTATCGAATGTAGACGGGATCGTCTGCGCATTCGACTCAGAGCCTTCTGAGGCAGACCTGTCATACACACTTGACATCTACCACGAGGAAGAGGGTCAGTTCGCAATGACACACCCAGAGACATACACTTGGACAAGCGATCACCAGTCCGTAGAATACACACTAATTAAAACAGACTTACTATGACAAACAATAAAGAACAAACGGCAGTAGAGTGGTTGGAACAAGAAATGTTAAAACCAAATTTAAGTATGAAAGAAATACTTGAACAAGCCAAAGAAATGCAAAAAGACCAACACATAAAAAGTTGGGAGGCTGGTCTAATGAAAGTTGACTTTAATGAATACTATAACAAAACCTACGGAGGTAACAAATGCAAGACGAAATAATATACACAGAACACTACGCACTTACTGTAAGTGATGAACACATTAAAGATGTAAGACCATTTATGGGTCAATATCATCTTGAAGGTGGTTTGACAATTAATAAATTCCCTAACTACCTAACTGATTTAGGTGCGTGTAAATTAATTATTGCACACCGACCATTAACAAATGCACCTATTCTTGAAGGAGTCCCATTAATTAACGAAACATACGGAGATGACAAACAATAAACAACAAACGGCAATGAAACTATATACAGAAGAACAATTGCTAAACACTGCTGATGCAATTAGGGATTACCTTAAAAATTACCCCGAAAAATTCCACGAATCAATGATTGAAAAACACCTTAAGAATTTAGCACCAATCACCACAAAAAGAACTCTCATCATCTACAATACCAAAGAAACAACGGAAGAAGAAGCAAGGCATCTATTAGAGATTCTAAATTGTGATGATTCAACCTTATGGGATAATGCAGACCATTGCGGTGTGCAGGTAATTGAAGTACCATTAACCTACGGAGGAGGTGAGCAATGACAAACAATAAACAACAAACGGCAGTGGAGTGGTTTGGTATAGAAATGGGTAAACTATTTGCACAATACCACGGTAAAATAATTTGCATTGGAGAATTTCACGCAAAAAGATTTGAATTAGAAAAACAAGCCAAAGAAATGGAGAAGGAGCAAATTAAAAATGCTTTTTGTAATGGGGATAACACTGATTGTACAAGTGAGCAAAATATTAAAGAATTTGCAGAACAATACTACGAACAAACCTACGGAGGCAACAAATGAAAAACACGATAAAAGGAAATTTTGTAGGGTTTACAAACGGTGACCCTACGATTACAAACAATAAAGAATTAACATCAAAACACTTTGAAAATAAAAAAATGGAAAATATTAACAACAAACAACAAACGGCAGTGGAGCAATTAATAAACCACTTAATGGAATATGGGTTTGATTTATCACTTCATAAAATGGAAATTGAACATTTCAAAGAAATCCAAAAAGACCAACATATAAAAAGTTGGGAGGCTGGTCTAATGAAAGTTGACTTTAATGAGTACTACAACGAAACCTACGGAGATGACAAACAATAAACAACAAACACCTGATAAAAATTATTGGTTAATTACTATAAATAGTTGGGGTACACATTTATTATACGGCACAGAAGAAGAAGCAGAAGATTTTAGAAAACATAAATGT